GTTAGGGATTCCCTAACAACCCGGTTACTCGTAAACACGTGGTGCAGATTAACAGGTGAGGCGTGGTGCGGTGATAACACTGGTATCAATAAATATGCGCGGTTAACTTGTTAGCGTGGTGGCTTGTAAACGTGTGAGGCGTGGTGCGGTGATAACACTGGTTTCATATCCGCATAGCCGATAGCATAGCGGTTAAATTATAGACGTAAAAAAGCCCGCTTTCACGGGCTTGTTATTACTTGTTATCTTGTATGGCTTGATGCCATACTTCACGTAATGTTTTGTAGTATTTGCCTTTATATAAAAACATGTTAATCCTTAGTTAAATAAAAAGCCCCCTTATGGGGGCTTTGTTGGTTTTAGTTTGTAGGTTCAGCAAACTTGTTTAACAAACTTGTTAGAACATTGAATTCTTTGTTTGTTATCATTTGCCTAGCCGTATCGGTCACGTCGCAAGATTCTAAACTGTTTAGCAAGTTTTTCGCATGTTGCACGATAGCGTTGGCTTTTACCTTTTCACCTTTTGCATCCGTATCGGTCGCGTCGCTCGTTTCACCTTTTAACGCTGAAGCTTCAGCTTTTAGGTTTAAACCTAGCGAATTCGCTAGACCGTTTCGATAGTCTGTTATTCTAGCGTTGGGCTGTTGTGACCATTCGCGGCGGTGTTCGGCTTGTGTCTTAATGCCGTCTTTGCGCTGTATTTCCGTACGGTCTGCTATAGGAACAATCAGCCTTGCCTTGTTTAAGCGGTCAGCCCATTTATACGCAATGGTGTCGTTACAGTCGCCCGCTTTCATATCTATTAGCTTTAACACGGCATTGTCTAGCGTAGATGTAACCAGTGCCTTAATCCTTGGCATTACTTCGGGGCGTCCATCAAAGAGGGGGTTGGTTGTCGCGTACAATTCGTACGGTGACACGTTGGCGTCAGTCAGTGCCTTGCGTATAAGGTCGCCCGCTTTAACGCCAGCCTTTAACACCTTGCCATGGTTAGCGAACGCGCTATATAACGCTTTCTCTTGTGTTTCAGTGAATACCTTTACAGGTACGGTTGTTATGTTTTTTACTGCTTTCATATATTAATAATCCAGTTTCATAATAAGCCATAGGGTATCGCATTAGTGCGGTGTTGCCTTGACTTGAAACCACTATAACATCACACGCTAACAAGTCAATAGTTAGCGGTGGTATATAATAGTATATAGTAGTGTATCGTATGTTAGGGCGCTCCCTAACAGGTAAGCGTAAAACTGGATATACTCGCACCCACCCCCCACCCTATGCCCACTTTGTGAGGAAATTGCCCCCTGCGGGTATGTATTACTAGTCCGCACACAATATGACGTTTCAAAACTTTTTCACCACTAAGCAAACCCTAAAACCCCGCTGGTCAGACCACTAAAGAACCAAGCCCCCCCCTCGACCCAAAACCCAAAGTGCCTTCGTAAAAAATTTTCGCGCAATTTTCAAAACACGTTGCTTCCTAACACGTTTTCGTATATAACATGCGTATCGGTGCTACCAACGCACCTGCAGACAATATGGCATATATGACACTATACATCGAACCAGAGATGGCTATACCATTGCCAGAACTGGACCAAACAGAACCGTATATTGAGTTGCGTGACCGCTTAAACAGTCTATGCAATACTACCGCCCACCTGATGCAAAGTGGATTAGCGGCAGGTGAACTTACGCCCGAAGATAAAGATGAATCCATCAAAATTGCCCGTGCCTACACGAAAGACGAAAAACACACGTCTAAAAAAGTAACCACAAGGCGAGCCGCAATGCTCACCCCACAAGCAGTGCTATACACCACATCAATACTGAACGAGTTTGGCCAAGCAGTTGCTGAAAGCTCTGCCATGATACGTAACCTAGTTACACACAAACTCATACACGAGACAGAAAACACCGACCCCCGAGTACGCCTCAAAGCACTTGAACTACTAGGTAAGTTATCCGACGTTGGCTTGTTCACAGATAAGTCTGAAATAACAATAACGCACCAAACGACCGACGACCTCAAGCGTGGGCTACGTGACAAATTAGAAAAGCTGATTAACCCTGAACCTAAAATGCTGCGTTCCACATCAGGCGAGATAATCGACGTAGACTTAGAGTCAGAGTTGGGTATCGAATAATGGGAACTAGTAAAGCGGATATAGTCTTTAGCGAAGACGACCTCGAGACACTACTAGAAAACCTAGATAGCTTTAGCCCTGAAGAGATTGCTGAAATTGACCGTATGGCGACGGAACTTACACAACGTAAGTTAAACGACGATGCTTACAACGACCTACTTACTTTTGCGGTACGAGCATTCCCCGAGTACATCATAGGGCGCCACCACAGGATTCTAGCTAAGCAGCTAATGGCCTTAGAATCAGGCAAAAAAGACCGTATTTGTGTCAATATGCCGCCCAGACATGGTAAATCCATGCTAGTTTCGACCATATATCCTGCGTGGTTCCTTGGCAGAAACCCGACAAAACAAGTAATGATGGTGTCCCACACGACCGATTTGGCAGTAGATTTTGGCCGTAAAGTGCGTAATTTAGTGGACTCGCCAGTATTTCGTGAGATATTCCCCACAGTTACACTCGCTAAGGATAACAAGTCAGCAGGTAGGTGGAATACTAGCTTAGGGGGCATATTCTATGCCTGCGGAATCGGGTCATCTATTGCTGGTCGTGGTGCTGATTTACTACTTATTGACGACCCACACGCACTAGAGATTAACACACTGATACCCACCCCTAACGGGTTTGTGCCAATCAAGAATTTAAAGGTAGGGGACGAAGTATTCGGGCCTGATGGATACCCTACAAAAGTAATAGGTAAATCCGAAGTTTGGCATGACCGAGAGCTATATAGCGCGGTAACGAGTGATGGCGAAGAGATACTTTGTGACGCACAACATTTATGGGGTGTGAACTCAGACACCAACCTAAGTAAAGCGAAAGTATATAACTTTACTGCGGAGTATATCGCCAACTGGCCTAAAGCGAACCGCCCGATATTACCTAAACACCAAGCAGTTGAGTACCCCCATGCAGATTTACCGATTGACCCGTGGGTGCTGGGTGCTTGGTTAGGGGACGGCACGAGTTCGTCAGGGCGTATTACTGCCTGCCCAGAAGACCAAGAATACATGATGTCTGAGCTTAGAAAAGCAGGGTACACACTAAGCCCCTTAACTAAAGATGGGTTTACGTTTACTGTGTATGGGTTAATGGTCCAGCTTAGGACACTTGGAGTACTTAACAACAAACACGTACCTGAAATATACCTGACAGCATCTGTCGAGCAACGCTTATCCCTACTGCAAGGTTTAGTAGATACCGACGGCGCGGTAATGCCCTCAGGGCAAGCTGGGTTTTACAACTGTAACCTAAAACTAGTTGAAGCCGCGAAAGAAATACTGCACTCTCTAGGTGTACGATGCCAAGTACGTAGTTACGAGGACACGCGAGGTAGATATAAAACAGCTAAAACAAACCACCGTGTGATGTTTAGGGTAGCCGACTGCGCTAGGATGCCGCGTAAATTGAGGTTTACCAGAACCCCTGCGGACAAACGTAGCCGTAGCATAGAAATAGAGAACACAGGTGTTAAAGGTTCGGTCCAGTGTATTACCGTAGAACGAGAGGATGGGCTGTTCCTAGCAGGCAGAGGGTATGTAGTAACACACAATTCTGAGCAAGATGTACTAAACGGCAACTTTGATGTGTTCGACAAAGCGTACGAGTGGTTTGCGTTTGGTGCAAGAACGCGACTAATGCCGGGCGGGCGCGTAGCGGTAATTGCTACTCGATGGCACAAGTCTGACTTAACAGGCCAGCTCATACGAGACATGGCGAAAAACCCGAACTCTGACCAGTACGAGGTTGTAGAGTTCCCCGCCATAATTGACGCTACTAATAAAAAAACAGGTATAGTCACCGAAAAACCACTATGGCCCGAGTTTTTCGATTTAGAAGCACTACTACGCACGAAAGCCTCAATGCCCGTGTTCCAGTGGAACGCACAGTACCAACAAAACCCCACGGCCGAGGAAGGCTCGATTGTTAAGCG